GTATGTGAACTCAGTTGCAGCCAATGAACGTAGACTCAATAGAATCTCTTGGTCAATTTCAGCTGTAATTTCTTGAGCCAGTGCGGCCATGATTTCTGCCTCAACGTCAATACCGTGCATGGCTTGTGCGTCTTGTGCAGATTCAAATGTCCACCGTGCTTGCAACTTGCGTGTGCGAGCTTCAACAGCTTGCTTCAAGATTTGCACAGAAATTTGCTTACCGCCAGTACCTTCCATGGTAGCTGTAGCACCGCCTGTATAGTTGGTAGCTGTAGCTGTACCTTGAGGAACAGTAGAGTATGCTGTAGCAATTGTGAATGGTGACAATGCTTCTTGACCAGCTGTTACAGAAGTAGCGGCTGCAGAAGTGTCTGTCAAGCTCTGAGCGTAGCGTACACGCAGAGTGTGGATTTGACCCACTGGACCAGTCATTGGTTGTACACCAACCAACTCGTTAGCAATAACAGTTGGCATTACACGACGGATAACTGGAAGAATCACACGGTTTAATGTTGCAATGTTACCAGCGGCTGTTGAACCTGCGGAAGCGTTTTCCTTCAAGTACTTGCGAGTGTTTTCTAAGATAACACCCATGCTGTTGCGCTTTGAGCCGTTCAAACCTTCGAGCAATGCTTCTTTGGTCTCGCCCCAGCGGCTTTCTAATAGTTCTTGTGACATTTAAGTCTCCTAAAAATTAATTTTTATAACCCTGCCAGGCGCTTAAGGTCAATCACGTTGCCGCGATCTTCCTGTTGACTACTTGGAACAGTTTTATCCCCAGTTGCTACGGAAACGTTTTCTGTGATCACTTTAGAGGCTTTCACAGAGCGGTCTTCCAACACAGCTGGTAGATACTTTTCGAAGGCGTTTTTCAAACGGGTAGTTTGGACGCTTTCCAGCAAATTACGCATGACTTCAGCTTTTTCCTGGTTTAGAGGACTAAGCAATTCTTGCATCAGGTCTTGACGCTGATTGCTTTCTTTGATCATACGTATTTCACGTTCTTTTGACTCAACAACAACTTTGGCGTGTTGTGAGACTTCAATGGCTTTCTTCAATTGCTTATTTTTGCCTTCTAGCATAGCGTATAGCTTGCGGACTTCTGCTTTCTCATTTAGGTGAGTAGCACCAAATTCACTTGCGTATGCTTCAAAAATACGGCGACCAAAATTGTTCTCGCGAGCAACTTTGATATCATCTTGCAATTGACCCAGTTCTTCCCTGAGATGACGGCTAACAGCTTGACTCATTTTCTCTGCACTTTCTTTTACGAAACGTGTTTTGAGTGTTTCAAGTTTTGCGCGGGCTTCACGTACCAAGCGGACTTTTGTTTCCACTACGTCACGTTTGTCTGCGGCAAACTCTTGAATTTCACGAGCCAATGCATGCACCATGAAGTTTTCTAGTTTTGCTAGTCCTTCTGTGTGCATCTTACGGTCTTTACGCAATTCGCCAATTTCTTCTGCAAGTTTTGAAACCAAGAAGCCGTTAAACTTCTGTGCTGATTCTGTCATCTTGTGTTGAAACTTGACACGATCTTCTGCTAGTGATTGCTTTTCAGCCGCCACTGCTTGGATCTCTGCGGTCAAACCTTCTGTTACCATTTTATCCAGGGCTTCAACCATTACTGACTTATCATGTTCGTAGCGTCCTGCATACTCTTCTCTGAGTTCTGCACGAGCCTGTTCACGAGCTTCACTTAACTTGGCTTCCCAAGCTTCTGTGATCTCTTGACGAGTTTCCTCGGTGATCAGGTTGCTATCTAACAATGGTTTGATTGCATCTAACATTTGTAGATTCTCCTTAGATCTTAAGTTCTCTAATGAGTTTTACAACTTCATTTTTGAGATACTTCTGCACTTTGTTGTCTTCGCCCGCTTCCCGTGCTACCTCTAACAGTCTATGGCCGTACTTCATGTTCATGAGACTTTCATATATTGCTTTAGGGTATGCATTAGGTGCGCTGGGTTGAGCAACTACATCTATAGTGACTATTTCAAAGTCACTTACATGTCCTGTTCTGTCGTCAACATTGCCGCTGCCACGACTTGAAACTCCTAGCTTGACACCAGATGTCAGCAACGTTTTGATCAACTCACCCATGGGGGTTGGTAAGATCTTCATTTTGCCGCAACCAGCATCACCATCCATCCACATACCTTCAACACTGTGACACACACGATCTAGATTAATTTTTAAATCATCTGGGTGATCCACTTCGCCTAATACTGAGTTACCTTCTTTAATCTGTTGATTAATCGTGTTAACTGCTTTGCTGATTTCGTGTAATGGGTAGACACGGTCATTTGCATTGCGCTTGTTGCCTTCAATACAAATGCCTTTTAAATAGAGGCTCTTACCGTGGCCATCCGGTCCAGATTCTTCTAGAACCTGGATGTTGGCCTGATTAAAGGTAAGTTGTTCTCTTAGTGTTTTCATGTATTAACCGCGAGCTACTGGGCTCTTTGTGTTAACACCGCTGGCTTGACCCATTACTGGCTTGGTAGCTGGTTTTGGACTTTGTGTGCCTTGAGCTGGAGTATTACCAACTTTACCAATCAAGTCTTTTGTGTTGTTGCTGTAAGCGCCGGGAGCGTCGTGACGTCCGCCCATTTCACCACCAGCATGCACTGGCTTGACTGAGTTGCCAATTGGGCCTTTTGCACCTGCGTTAGCGGCTACAGTAGACTTCTTGTTGACACCGCCTTCTTCAGAAGTCACTGGCTTTGGGGCTGCTTTTAAGCTAACAGCTTCCATCATGCCCATTTCTTCAGTGTCGTCCATTTCAATAGCGTCGCCGCCTTCGTCTGGACCAAAACCGTCGCCGTCGCCCATGTCGCCGCCTTCGCTGCCCATTAGGTCTTCAAATTCAGCCATCAACTGATCCAATTTGTCTTCTAGATTTAGAATGTCGTCTTTAGTGGCTGGTTCATCGCCGCCGTTGTCGCCACCAAAATCACCATCATCGTCGCCGCCCATGTTGTCATCGTCGCCGTCGAAATCTTCTTCGCCTTCCGTGCTCATGCTTGATTGTTCTTCAGTTTCGATGTCATTAATAAGATTGTCAGAAGCGTCCATAACCATAGCACCTTCTTCAAGATCGTCTTCGCCTTCTTCAATATCTTCAGCTTCTTCAAGATCTTCAGTGGCTTCTTCGGCCATCAAGTTCTCGTAAATCTCACGACTTTTCTCCACGACGATATCATGGAAAAGCTCACGTGCTTTGCTTTCTTCATCATTGATCACGTATTCGATCAATTGTTCAAATTTGTTCATAGAAAACTCCTGTAGGTAAAGTGTAATGTTATTTACACATCAGGAGAAAAACACGCGGTTTATGAGGCCAAAAAGGCCATAAATCACATGGCCGGGGCGGCAGGGGCAGGTGCGTACTGCTGACGCACCAGTTTGAGTTTTTCTTTGTATTCCACTGTACGTACATCATTCATGCGACGCAGTTTGTTCAATTGACGCAGAGTCAGGTGAGTTTTACGCAAATCACCCAATTCAAGTTGGCTATTATCTTGCTCAAGGCCTTGATAGGCTTCAGGTTCTTTGTGATAAAATTCGTTGAGTATCATGTTAATATTTATGCAGCCGGGGCGCCTGCGCCACCCACGCCTCCAGGTACTACAGGGCCTGCAGGTGCTGATCCTACTTCTGGTGTTCCCGGAGCTGCCGGTTCCATTTGACCAATTTCTTCCCCAGTGGCAATGTCAGTTTCCATAGCGCCAGGACTGATTCCCACTGATCGTAGGTCACTGCCTGACGCTTCTATATTAGGCGTGTCTCTTTCTTCACGCCACATAGTTTCATTTTCTTTAATTTCTTCTTCAGTCAAGCCCAAGAAACGTTCAAGCAAAAAACGTTTTGACATGTAAGGCAACGGCTCCATCTGCATGAATGCTTGAATACGTGTGTTATCCAGTTCACTTTGACGATAACTGGCAAAGTTTTGAGGTGGATTAAATCCAATTGAAAACAAACTGGAGTCAATGTTAAACCCACGCCACTTCAAAAACATCTTGAATTCGTCGTCTAATTTCTGAGCAATTAACGCCTGTAAACGTTCACAATACTGGTTGAATCTGTACTCTTGTATGAGTGCTGTTCCTACTTTTCCGTCGCTCATTGCACGGTCTGAGTCGTCAGGACCAGTGGGCAAGTAACTGCTAGGCACACGCAAACCACGGGCCATTTTGTTGTTAAAGTATTTTAAGTCGTCAATTTCACCCAGATTTGAACCACCTTGTAGTGTGTCAACACTGGAGCCACGACCGTCAGCACCCTGGGGGAAGAAGTAGTCTTCGTTGATACTAAGTGGATTGTAACTTGAATCCATCATGTTTTGTCCGCCACCTGTTATGGTAGGGATTCTGCGCTGATGCATTTCATTCTTCACACGTTCCACAAACTGCATGGCCAGGTGTGAGGGCATGTTGCCCACGTCAATTTTGAAAATTCTGCGCTCTGGAGCACGACTCACACGATAGATAAGAATAGCGTCTTCCAACAATTCTTTCTGTTTGTACACCTTGTAGATCTGTTCTAGGATACTGCGTCCAAACGGCCAAAACACATCCAGGCCTTCGTTCAGGCTGCAATGTACCACGTGCTTGGCATCCAGAGTGGCTTCGTTCATGGCATGCATGAATCGGCTGTTGCCTACACCGCCACCTGCGCCGCCGTTGGGCATGGTGTAGTTTGAACTGCCCGATATGGTACCTGTCACAGGGTTTGTCATGTAGTCTGTGGTGGTCTTGGCTGCCACAGTCATGTTCTGAAAGTTGGGGTTGATGTCACGAATCACATACTGCTCAGGACGTTTGCCTTCTGATTCGTTCACAATCACACGCATGACCTTGCTCATGTCCACCCACATCATTTCAAAGTTTTCAGGATCACGAACAAAAATCTGATCACCGTACTTGATGGTGTTGCGGAACAGTTTGAATATGCGCTGGTCCAGTTTGTTTAGTTTGACCCACTGTTGCAGTTGTTTCTTGATGATGCCAATCTCGTGATCAGTTGGTTTGTCATGATAAGTGGTTTCAAAAGGCGTACCATTGGTTTCTGACATCTGTGTAGAAAACTCAGCAATGATGTCCAAACAGGCATTGACTTCCGAGTCCATGTCCATGTTCTCATACTGATTGTAACGTTCCACACGATTAGGGTGACCTGAGTAAACTTCTGGCAGTCTGCTGGCATAGTTGCGAAACACAAAGTCTGCTTGTGCCGAAGCATTGCTGCCGTCGTTGCGAGGATAATTTGGCAAGCCAAATTGATTCTTGCCCGAGATTGGACTCATCACACCTGAATTGTCTGCGACTTTAAAGTACTTGCGCCACGAACCTTGTTGTTTATCTGCCATAGTTGTTTATTTACCGTGATTACTGTTGCACACGCAGGATCTTGTTTGAGATATCGTTGTTGGTTTTTTGTGCTCGAACTAGCTCGTCCAATTTGTCAACCGACTGTGCCATTACACCTGCCAGGCTGCCAAATGCTTTCATGAGTTCATTAATAGGAGTAATTTCAGCAGGACCAGTGATTAATTCTGGTTTGCCTGCTTCGCCTGCAATACCCAATTGCCCAGCACCCAGGGTACCACCGTCTGCAAAGGTTGGCAACTGAGCATGGAAGTGACCGCCAGTTGACTTGGCAGTGGGGCTGTTGTATTCGTCAATGGCCACGCTGGCACCCATGGATTTGAGCCATGATGTAATGGCTTTTCCATCGTCGATACTGGGAGGCTGTGCCACTGTAAAATCTAATGCAATTCCTTCTGTATGCTTGCTTGAAGGGGCTTTTTCGTTGTGAAACTTGTCATTAAAACTACTGAAATAACCAAAGCCCGGAACACCTCCCTGAATAGCCTTGGCCAATTCTATCAGTTTGGGACTGATTTTAGCGTTGTCCGCTTGCACATCGCCGGCTTTGATGTTTAGTCCAAGTTTTTTTAGATCATCTTGACTGGCAATTTGCAAGCCTTGGCCACCACCCATGCTGGGCATGCTAGGTGCTGACGGCATTTGTAACCCTGACCCACCACCCATGCCGGGTGCTGACGGCATTTGTAACCCTGACCCACCACCCATGGCACGTTGCATTATAGCATTTCTACGCATGTTGGTCGCGGCATCCTTGCCCATGGATTTTTCCATGGCCTCTAGCATTTTTTCCAGTTGATCTTTTTGTTCTTCGAGTAATTCAACTTCGTCAATGGCCAACTCAGTTTTGAGTTTGCGCAGACGATCTTGTAGTCGACTTGCATCCTGTGTCTTTTTCAAGTCTACATCTGTGAGTTTGGCCAAGGTAGCAGTGTCATCCGCAATCTCTTTGGCTGCTCGTTCAATAACTTCAATTCTGTTGTTGGCTGCAGCAGTGATACCAGAAATTTGATTGGTTGGAACAATTTCGCCTGCCACATTGGGTCTAAAGTATTCTTCACCACGCTCGCCCACTTTGTACAACTTGCCAGCATCAACTGGGCCACCTGCGGCTCTAGCACCGGCAACTGGTGGGCCACCTTGTCCTGTCCCTGCAACTGCATCATAGGCCATGCCTGCACCTGCTTTGCCAAGTGTGCCGCCGCCCCATACACCTACCAAGGATCCAAGCAAGCCACCAATAACAGCACCAGGCACTGCGCCAACACCGCCAAACAATGATCCAATCAAGGCACCTCCTTTGGCGCCAGCAAGGCCTCCAGCAATTGCTCCGCCAGCTTGGCCAACATCTTCCACAGTTCCTTTGGTTGTCTTTCTACCACCCGGTGTCAGTTCATCCAGTGCCTTGGCACCAGCTTCAGTTTTTTTAGCAAGTATTTCCATTGCTTCCTGCGCTGGTGCAATACCTTTGGATATGAAATCTTCTACGGCTACTGTGGCAAGACGTTCAGCTTCAATCAATTTGGCTTGATTTTCTACCAGTTGGTCAGAGGCTTTTTTGCCAGTGGCTCCTTGAGCTTCTTGTTGTTCTTTTGCTTTCTTTAAGGATGCTTCTACGCCTTGAGCTTGAATGTTCATTGCATTCAATTGTGTGGCAGCTGACATAAAGGTATCAGCACCTGCACCCATCGTGGCGTATTCTGCTGACACTCGTGCGCTTGTGTCTGCCATGCCTTTGAACACTCGGTCAGCCAATTGTTCCTGAGTGATTTGTTTGTCTTTGAATGCTTGAATGTCTTTGAGTGCATTGGGCGCATTCATCAATAACTTTTCACCTTCAGGAGTGATGTATCCAGTCATCAGCGAACGCACAGCTTTGGCAACATCCTGATCCAGCACCCCCATCATCTGGCTCATGCTGGTCAAACGTTTGATCTCAGCTTCATCACCTTTGGCTCTCAACTTCATGAGCATACCAGCATACTGTTCTTCTCCTCTGGCTGTCTCTTCACGCTTTTCAGCTTCTTTTCTACTGATACCTGTAATTTTGGTCAGTGCGTCTTGTTCAACAAGATATTTTCGCGCACCTTCAGCCAGTTGATCCACAGTCTTTCCCTGTGCTGTGCCAATGCGTGTTTGCATTCTCAGATATGCAGCTTGTCCTTCAGCCAACTCTTTGGGCATGAGTCCCATCTTGAGCATGGCTTCGCGAGCAGGCTCCATGGCCTTGCCCATGTTTTCCAGTGCGTGACGACCATCGGCTACTGTTCCACCAAGTTGAGCCAATTCTCTGCTGTTTTCTGATACCAGCTGAACATAGTCGCTCAGCTCATTCATACTAAAGCCTAATTTTTGTGCGCCGTTTTTGACTCCAGTCATGCCATCAGCAGCGGCAGCACCAACTGCGGCCAGGCCTGCATAGCCTTTGTACAACTTGTCGGCCATTTCATTGGCAGATTTAGCATAGTCAACAACAGCTTTGGTTACCAAAACAAAGCCAGCAACTAGTGGACCAATCACTGGTACCATCAATGACAGGGCAACGCCTGCCGCTGTTACGGCTGTGGTTAATCCGTCTAGTGATGAATTAAATGCAGCGGCACCTTTTTTGCCTTCCAGCATGGCTTTTCCAGCAGACATTCCGGCAGATGCCAGTGCTGTGATTGCTTCTGCGCCTTTGGCTGTGCCAGCAGTAAAGTTTTGTATACCATACTTGGCCTTCATTTCCGCATCCGTGCGGGCGTCCATAGTTGCCTGGGAAACTCTGGAATTTGCGGCCAGCTCTTCGTTAATTCTTCGTAACGTTTCGGCTAGTTCTGCTGCGGCTCTTTCTGCGTCTGTCATTTTTGTGCCTATAAGTATAGGTATATTTATAGGTGATTTATGCCCCAAACTACGAACCCGCTCAAACAATTTTTTAGACAACCGTCAATCTATCTCAGATTGCCGTCATTGGGACAATACTGGGATCAAACTGCGCTTGATCTGCCTGCAAACAAAGAATTGCCAGTTTATCCCATGACTGCCATTGACGAAATCACATATCGCACACCTGATGCACTGTTCAACGGCCAGGCTGTGGTAAACGTGATTCAAAGTTGCATTCCTACCATACGTGATGCTTGGAATACCCCAGGCACTGATTTGAATGCAATTTTAGTGGCCATTAGAATTGCCAGCTACGGTCATGAAATGGATATGACCATCAAGTGTCCCAAATGCGAAACTGAAAGCGAATTTGTTTTGGATTTGAGAAGTGTACTGGACCGGCTATCAAGTCCTGATTACAGCAAAGCAATCAAACAAGGTGACTTGGAAATCACATTCACACCAATTGCGTATCGTCATCAAAATGAAACCAACCTCAAACAGTACGATCAACAGCGAATGATACAACAGATACAACAGTCTGACCAACTGACTGATGAACAAAAAATTGAACAACTCAATGCCACCTTGCAAAAGATCACTACACTTACCATTGAAACATTAAAGCACAGTATTGCCAGTATTCGTACTCCGCAGAGTTTGGTAACAGAGCCTGAATTTATTCAAGAGTTTTTGGTCAATTGTGATCGTAAATTTTTTACAGAGATTCGAGATCACATCATTGATCTAAGACAAAAAAGTGAAATTGAATCAATCAACGTGACCTGTTCGCATTGCGGCCACTTGTGGCCTCAAACCCTTACCTTGGATCAAGCCGCTTTTTTCGGGGCCGCCTCCTGACAGCTTCCCCCGAGGAGATCTCTACTATGGTAGAGCGCATGGATCAGGAGGCCAAAGATATTAGAAAACAAAGTTTAAAAATGTCATGGTACATGCGCGGTGGTGCCACTTACGAAGATGTATTACAGATGAGTTTTCAAGAGCGTGATCTAGTCACTGCTCTTATCAAAGACAATCTTGAAACAACCAAGACCAGCAAACTGCCTTTCTTCTAATGGAACTAGAACAAGTAAAACAAGATATAGAATCCTGGATTGAGAACTTTGTAGAAGTTCCGCATCCTGCGCTGGGCGGTTTTCCACCATGTCCGTTTGCACGACAAGCTAGAATGAAGCGCACGTTTGAAGTATACCTAGGAACGGATCCTTACTATGATCTCAAAAATCGAGCTCGCTGGGGCATGGGCGATCGAGAAGTTATCATCTATGCTTATGATCCTGCAGAATGGAGTCGTGAACTGTTTTCGGCCAGCATTGAATCTGCCAACACCGAGCACCTACTACGAGCTGACATCTTAGCCCTGGAAGATCATCCAGACGATGTAGAAAACGTCAACGGTGTTATCATGAATCAAGGCCAGTACGCACTTGCACTGGTACAAAGTTTGAGTGATCTGAACACCAAGGCCAAGCAAATAGCATCTAAAGGTTTTTATCACAACTGGCCAGAAGAATACTTACAAGGCCTGTTCCATCACAGACAGGATCCCAGGCAATGAGTTTGATTTTTGCAAAAATTGATCTTGATCAAGTTACGTATCAAGTCAGCATCAATTGTGAGTTGCTGGATCCAGTGCCCATAAACGATATTCAAAGAATTTATAGAGCCTATTGTGCGCACAAGCACTTTCACAGTGTCATGCCCATGGTACCTGGAAGATTTTTGGTACCGGGCACAGAAGTCTGGGGCTACAGAGACAACAATCAATTGGTGGCCTGGAGCATGTATCGCATCTGGGATCAGCATAGTGTGGTGTGTGATCATCATGCTTGGGATTATCGCAATCCTCGATTGAGACTGGGCATACTTAGTTTTCAAAACGAGTGTGCCATCTATCGAGACCGCGGATTCAAAACAATGTATTTTGAAAGTGTAGAACCTTACATGTTTGATATACAAGGTTTCAAATTATTAGGACCACTGGAGTAATTTATGGATTTATACACAATTTGGGCAGACAAAGAAGGCGACATCACAGACCTTGAATGGGTCAACGGCATGAAAAGTTTCTTTGATCATTTGATTTCAGAAGGCAAAATGGAGAGTTATAGAATCACCCGATGCAAGATGGGATTCCGTAGCATAGCTGACATGCCCGAATGGATGATCATCATGGAGTTCCGTGACATGGGTCAAATGGATTCAGCATTCAAGCGAGTAGCACCACTAGAAGGCGAACTCGAAGTCAAGCACAAAAGTTTCAATCAATTTGTGTCAGGCAATATACAACATGCCTTGTTTCGAGATTGGCCAGATCAATTCTAATACCACTTCAAGATGTGCTACGCACATCTATTGATTCGCTATCGCTCATCAATGTTTTTATTTAGAGAGCGAAGCGATTGTAAGCTTCATCCAGATCTTATGGTCACACTTTGCCCGCACAGGGCAAAGAAACTTCATCCGAGTCGGGCAAGTCACTTAGCGTTACAACATTACAGAGGCGGTTGTCCTGTACCTCGAGTTGCGTCTTTATTACAACGGCAATTTGCACAACATACGCTAACACATCGTACAAACCTGCTACCCCACGGTAGCGTCTTTTTAGCTTTTTATTCGTCTTCAAACAGCAAAATCGCAGCATTTGGCGATCGGCGTCCGGTCAAGGATAGTTGCTGAGTGCTCACTAGCGCGGTGAGACTTCCACTCCCTGTGATCCGAGATCCAGGTCTAGGGCACACGACTTTGGCCTGTGCGAGCCTTAACTGCTTAACTTATTGATTATGTGGCTGCCGTGAACGCGAACTTGAATGTGACCGTTGTACCAGTCTGTACTTTCAAGAACCCGTTGTGTAAATTGTTCTCTTGCTTCGATATAACTACACTCTGATTTAGATTTGCAGTAATAAAGTATTTCTCTTGTGAATTTTTCTTTTCCGAGAAGCTCTACATCTTTTGAAAGTTCTGGGCTGCTGCCGTAGTAGTCACGCCAATCAGAATCTATCTTTGATCGAACTTTGCGTTTTTTACTGGTGCCGTTTTTGAGTTTGACTGTGCGTTGAGTGGTGCGAGAGAATTTTGCTAGTTTTTTGCCTATGTATCGGCGATTGTTGGTTGTATTGGTTATGATGTACACAAAGCCCACGCAATCTTCTGGGAGAGAGTCCACTGGTTGATTTTGGTAAAGCCATGTCATCTAACATAGTTATCGTCGATGTGTGTATTGTTGAAGTTTTTGAATGATATGGTCAGCAAATTTACGGTTACTGATCTTGCCAGGGTGCAAGTCGTCAGAACCTTTGTCAACATAAAAAAATTTTCGGTATGCTTGATCTAAATTTAACCAATTGAGTTTGAGTGCCTGTGTGTCTGCGTAGTCTTGGTGGATTTTGTCATAGAGAGCAAAAAATTCTGCATCGTCTCTGGTTTCTAATTGCAATATTTGTTGAGTAAGTTTTGTGGTTTGAGATGGAGATCGAGTTGAGTCGACAATATGTTCAAAATATTTTTTGTCTATGTTCAGTAAAGAATTTACAAAGAAACATTGTGTGCCATAGCTCTGTGCCATGACATTGATCAACGAACTGTAATACAATACTCTCACAAGGTCGTAATGATGATGAGTTAGGCTAAAAAATCTGTCTCTTATGTTTTCAACATATGATCCAGGAATGGTATACCCAGGATTGAGTTTTACATCATCTATGTTGCTATTCTCTAAATACAGTTCAGTGTTGTAGAGTTCTAAGCCAGGATTGACATGCAGTCGTTTGGTATTGGTCCATGACACAAACAAATTACCACCAGCAGGATAAGCTGCCAAGCTGGCCAATGCTGTGAGAAATATGCCAGTGTTGGTCGACCCACTGTTGCCTAAATTCACCAAAACAGTGTTGCACAGCAGTGGTGAACTGCGATGAACTATGTTCACCCATAGGTCAGGATCTTGGGATCGTTGATCAAGCCCATCGCCCTCCACATAAGAACACCCGCAAAAGATTGTGTGCTTCATGCTATGTCTACGTCAGTGTTGTAACTGGTAAAACCATTCTCTTTGACGACCTTGAGAATGTTCTCCACACGTCCAGCCAGTTCATCTCTGTGCGATACTAACCAAATACTCTTGTGACGTTCCCTGCTCATCTTCTTGAGCAAGGCTAGTGCGTTTTCTACACCTTGTGTGTCCAGGCCGTTGTCAATCAACTCATCTATGAACAACAAGTTGATGGGAGAGTATAAACTTTCCCATACGTCACGGAACGCCCATGACATTGACAGGATCAATCGGTTACGCTCACCGCGACTCAGATTATCAAAGTCTAGTTCACGACCCAGTTCTTCGATGCTTACAGTCAGGTCGTTTTGAAACTTTACAGTATGTGGCAGGCCAATACGATCCAAGTAATGTGTAAGACGTGCATTTAGATAACTTAAATTTTGATCAATAATCTTCTTGCGTACAAAACTGTCCTTGGATGTTAGCAGTTTGAGCAAGAAGTCTTGATGATCTTGCAAACGAGTAAGTTCGTTCAGTGTATCATATGACACAACTTGTAGAGCCTGACCTTGCATGTCTGAGATTTGTTCTTCATACGGATCCACATCTGCAGATCGTGCGGTTAACTCTTTGCGTAGTGTTTCTACTGTGTTGCGATGATTCAGTGCTTGTTCTAGCGAATCATAAAACACAGTGGGTGCAGTGCCCAACGCACCAATCTGGGTGATAGTATCTTCATGACCTTGGCGCTGTGTGTCATTGGTTAAGAGTTGCAGTGCTGTTTCTTGTACCAGGGCTTGTTTGGCCTGTTTCAACTCATCTTGTTTATCATCGTGCAAGTCTTGACCACATGAGTGACACTTATGAGCATCCAGGGCCGCAATCTCAATTTTAAGTTTGTCCAATAACTTGTTTAGTTTGGCATCCTCTGTATCAATTTGACGAATGTAACGTGTGGCATCGTCTAAGGCTTTTTTCTTCTCATGAAATGCTTCTAGATCTCTATGTGCTTGAACTTCAGCATCAATGTTGATATGTTCAAGATCAGCAATGGCCTGTTCTAGTTTGCCTACATCTTCGTCACGTTTGGCAATCCATAACCGCTGACGCTTGCGCAGACTTTCGATTTGTTCTTCAATGCGTTTATTGGCTTCTTGAACAGCACGTATACGAAACTCTTCTGCCTGAATAGCGTCTTTAGTTTGTCGGTTAAGTTCTTTAATTGCATCAGCACGTTCTGATAGCAAAGTAATACCCAACAACTGCTCAATGATAGTGCGTTGATCGTTGGCCTTCAAACTCAAGAATGGTTCTGTGTAGGTATTCAGCGCCAGCACATGTCGGAACATGTCATGGCTCATGTTCATCACACGCTCAATGGCATCTTGTGTTTCTCTTGAATCGCCTTGAGCTTCATCTTCAGCAGCCTTGTGTTCATTGTTGATGTAGAAGCGTAGCACATTGGGTTTGCGACCGCGTTCAATTCTGTATTCTTGACTATTGACTGAGAAGTCTAAACTGACCAACATGTTCTTGCCGTTAGTCTTGTTTACTAGGTTGTCTTTGCGGATGTTACTCAGTGCTTGGCCATACAAGGCATAACTTAGGGCATTGATGATTGTGGTCTTGCCTGTGCCGTTGCGTGATCCGTCGCCGCCTAGGTCCAAGTTTTCGCCCAGTACCAAAGTCAAGTCGTTGCGGTCAAAGTCGATGCCTTGGGTAGCCGCACCCACACTCATGAAATTTTTCACGGTTAAATTTTTTATGCTTATCATAAGGTTTGGTATATTTTCAACAACAGTTTGTTATCGTAAAATTCTGATTCAATATTAGTGATTTGATCAGTGACAATTTGATCTACTGATTCAAATTTGACTTCACCAGGAGCCATGTCTGTGTCTACAGAACTATTTTTGTTGGGTATTAAGGCCATCTCTCTCAGGCCATATTCCTTAATATATTTTTCTTTGATGAAGTTGGCTTCTTCGTATGAAATCTCAATGTCCAACTGCACACGCACATGCATGCCGGGAGCAAGTAGATTGGGTGCATTGTCGATGATACTGGCCAGGCCCAGCACACGATAACGTGGCTGATCTGGCCAAGCATGAAACTCTGGTTCTTTACCCCATTCCAAGATCATCATGCCGCGTTCGTCGTCGCCAGCATCCGCATAGTTGTGCGGAAAGCAATTGCCAATATATGTGATATTCTTTTTGGTTTGACGTTTGTGAAAGTGTCCGGTAAACACATGTTCAAAGTTTGTGAAGTCTTCTCTGCGTACTTCGCCGTGGTCCGGCATCTCTACCATGGCATTCATCATGTATCCGGGCAGTTCAAAATGCCCAAACATGTACCGGCCTTTTAGTTTGGGTATGCGTTTGTGGTCATCGGCTACAAGCCAAGGAGCAATGACAACATCACCACTGCTAAACCAATCGTTACATATCTGTACGCGGGGGAGATGTTTTGCCCATTCCACACTTTGTATGTCGCGCTTATCTCGATAATACAAATCATGATTACCAGGAATGAAATACACGTTTTCAAAATTATCATTCAGGTGCTCCAGTGCCCTAAGGCTGTAGTTTAAGGTAACAATGTTTAGGCTGGCACGGTTGTTGTGCCAGTCGCCCAGGAACAAACACGTCTCACAACCTTCTGATTTGGCTTTGGCGGTTGCCCACTTGACAAAGTTTAGACAGTCCTCATTGTGTTGAGTGCTGTTGCTTTTCAAGCCAAAGTGGATGTCTGTAAAGACCGCGGCTTTACGAAATAGGTTAGTCATCTACCTAGTATACTACTCATCAAGACTACTTACAACCGGTCCGGACAATGCTGCCATTGAATGTTTGCCTGAGTTTTGACGGGTCCATGAAGGATTGAGCCCGTTCATTTCCAAAATATCATCACGTATGTTTTGATTTTTCTTTTCAATGTTCAGGATACGAGTAAAGCTGTTAGTGATAGCGGCAGTATAATACGCAAAAGGGTTCTGCGATTTTGACTCGTCAAACTGCAATCCAATTTGACTGAGTTGTAGCAGGGCTTGTCCCCGCATTTCTTCGTTGTAGGTGTATCCACGCCAGTTACTCCTTGTAGCATATCTCTCGCATAATTTCATAAA